ACAGTGAGCCTACAGGGTGGGGTGACTACATCTATGCACAAACCCTCGGCCCCCATCTGGCCGACATGCAGAAACTTCCTGTGCAGTTCTTCAAGATGCGTGACAAGATAATTGTCGCCAAGGTCAATGGACTGCGTTGCAACTTCACCTTCATGTTGAGTAAGCTGATGCCGTTCCCCGTGTCATTCGATTCGTCGTACGGTGCGCAGTACAACGGCTCCTATGGTGACGAGATTGTCCTCAACCATCCCTCAATGTGGGATGACTACCATGCCCAACTGGTGGCGTACAACGAGCGTATCAAGGCAGCAGAGGCAAGGCGTGACGAGTTCGTATCCGCAGTGAAGACTGTCATCACGACCTACTCTACCCTTGCACCGGCACTCAAGGCATGGCCTCCACTGTGGGACTTGATACCTGATAACGTCAAGGATACACACCGACTCATTGTGTCCAGAGAAAAGGTAGCACCCGTGCTTACCATCGACCTTGACCGTATCACTGCGATGGCAGCAGCCAACAAGATGGGGTTCTGACGTGGACTACAGCCCGCTCATCACCGACTACGCATCGGCAGTGCGCTTCATGCGTAAGTCTACGCTCAAGAAGCTGAGGTCATGGGCAACCATGATCAAGAAGGATGACACGTTCTACTTCATGTACGACCACGTTACGTTCGCATCACTGACATCTGACAACGTGCTGACGTTCCTCATCTCGCCGTTGCAGGGGGCTACCATCTCCCGCACTATGAGTAGCTCCCTGAGCAGGGTGCTGCCTATCCTGTGGCGCAGTAAGGGTACGTCCACGTTCGAGCTTTTGTACCACCGCGATGACCCGTCAGGACAACTGCGGTATCAGTACTACGTGAAGGAGCGATGGGACAAGACAGGGCAGGAGTTGTTCGCTGGTGTTGCGTTCGACCTGACCCGTGGTTGCTGCATCAACGCCAGACCCAGACTCACTGACTCAACAGACAGTGAGCGCAACCTTCAGTGGCTACGGGCACTGCGTAAATTCAAGCGGGGTATCGCAGTCAGAGCCAAGCTCGGTGTGCTGGACACGCTGTGTGAGAGGGCGCACGATGAGATAAAGAGCGGAGGGCGTAGTGCGTTCATGATGAACAAGCCCGACTGGGTAAACCCCAAGTGGGTTGACTACCTGTACAGGTGTATCCGCGATGGGGAATACACTGATGTACTACTCGATGGCTTTGTGAAATCATCACACGTTAACTGGTGGCGTGGTGAGCGACCAACCAAGGCGCATGTCATTGACACTGTTGATGCTGTGTGCAACAAGTTGAGCATTGAGCTACGTAAAAGATTCGGTGTATTCGGAGAGCAGCATGGCGAAGAACAAAAGACCAACCAAGAAGTACAGACCACGAGCGAGGTTTGTTAACCCGCTTGGCTACGTCATCGAGAACATATCCGCTGTGTCCAAGCATGACTCGTACCTGATCGACCTCAAGATCAAGAACAGTCAGGCTATGGCAGCACTACTCAAGGGTGCTGCTGTGAAGGACGACATCGACAAGCTGGTGAGCATGAGCAACATCGTGGAGGCGCTGTGTGCCATCGGCTTTGGGAAAGAGTACGCAGCACACGCTGTTGATGGACGTGAGGCAGTGCTGCGCATCGTGTACAGGGCTGTTGAGATTCATCGGTTCGTCCCGACAGGGCCGGAGATCAACGCCTTGAACATGATGATGGAGTTGCATGATGCACAGATGGATGTGATTACGCTTGGCGATATGGACAGGGCGCTGACCTACGCCACCAACAAGATACGCAACAAGGGTGCTACCAAGCTACCCAGATTAACTTTAACAGGAGCATGAGATGACAGACTTAGACACGACACGTGCCAACGACCGGCAGGTGGGCGGTTCGCACTACAAGGAGATGGACGTGCAGCCGTGGGATGTGGTGGACACATGGCCCATCGAGCAACGCATTGGTTACTACCGTGGAGGTGCGCTCAAGTATCTGATGCGCATGGGTAGCAAGGATGAGTCCGCTGTGGAGATCGCCAAAGGGAAGCACTACATGCAGAAACTTCTTGAGATACTTGAGGAGCTTGAGTGATGGACATTGTGACCATCGACTTCGAGACCTACTACGACCCAGTGTTCAGCCTGTCCAAGATGACTACTGAGTCGTACATACGCAGCCCTCAGTTCCAAGTCATCGGTGTGGGGGTCAAGGTCAACAACCACCCAACAGACTGGTACACGGGGGAGAACCCCGGCTCGTTCCTAAACTCGCTGGACTACAGCAACAAGGCCATCCTGTGCCACCACACTGCGTTCGACGGGGCTATCCTGTCGTGGCACTTCGGTATCAGGCCGAGGCTGTGGCTGGACACACTGTCGATGGCTCGACCAATGCACAGCGTATCTGTGGGTGGTTCGCTGGCTGCGTTGACTGCGTACTACGGACTGGGCGTCAAGGGCACAGAGGTAGTCAATGCACTGGGCAAACGCCGTGAGGACTTTTCGCCGGAGGAGATGGCACGGTACGCTGAGTACTGCATCAACGATGTGGAGATTACTCGCAAGCTGTTCGACAAACTCAAGCAAGGCTTCCCTGCCAGTGAGTTGCTGGTGATCGACCAGACACTGCGCATGTATACCGAACCCGTGATCCAGCTTGACGTGCCACTCTTGCAGCAACATCTTGTGGAAGTAAACGAACGCAAGGCTGCGCTGATCTCCAGTCTGGATGAGACAGGTGCATCCGGTGAAGCACTGACAAAGATGCTGATGAGCAACGACATCTTCGCACAGTACCTCAAGAAGCTGGGTGTCGAGCCGCCTGTGAAGACCAGTCTCAAGACAGGCAAGCAAGCGTGGGCATTCGCCAAGACAGACAAGGGTATGACTGACCTACTCGAACATCCGGACGACCGTGTACAGGCAGTGGTGACAGCAAGGCTGGGAGTTAAATCGACCATCGAGCAGACACGTACCGAGGCACTGATCGGGGTGGCTGGACGGGGTGCGCTGCCCATCATGCTCAACTACTACGGCGCACACACAGGCCGCTTCAGTGGGGGTGACAAGCTCAACCTACAGAACCTACCAGCACGTGGCAACAACACCATACGCAGGGCGCTCAAAGCACCAGAGGGGCACATGATCATTGCATGTGACTCGTCACAGATTGAGGCTCGTGTAGTGGCGTGGTTAGCCAAGCAGGAGGACTTGCTTGAAGCCTTCAGGCAGAACAGGGATGTGTACTCTGAGTTTGCCAGCGAGGTGTATGGCCGCACCATTACCAAGGCTGACAAGGTGGAACGCTTCGTCGGCAAGACCTGCATCTTGGGACTAGGCTACGGCATGGGTGCTGAGAAGTTTCGGCGCACACTGGAGATCGGACAGGGTGGTATGAACGTGATCATCGACCTCAATGAGGCCGAGAGGATTGTGCGTCTGTACCGGCAGAAGAACTTCCGCATCGTCGGGTTGTGGTCAGCGTGTGGCCACGCATTGTCAGGCATGGTGCAAGGGCGCAGCGGTATGTTGAACGAGCAGGTGACCTACGACAACACCGGCGTAACACTGCCCAACACGTTGAAGATTCAGTACCACGGGCTGCGGCAGACGGCCAACGGGTTCGACTACATTGCTGATGTGCGGTCGTACCGCAAGGCAGTGACAGCACGGGTGACTGCGGGTACTGAGGCCGAGATCAACCGCACCAAAATCTACGGCGGCAAGATGACAGAGAACGTGGTGCAAGCACTCGCTGCTTTGGTTATCCGTGAACAGATGGCTGCTGCCCGTAAGCACGGCATCCTCACCACGTTCCAAGTGCATGACGAGATCGTCACCGTAGCAGCGAGCGACACAGCCGCACAGACACAGCAACTTCTTGAGCGTGTGATGTCTACGCCACCAGTCTGGGCACCGACCCTGCCAGTGGCCTGTGAGTCCGGCATGGCAAGCAACTACGGAGATACATGATGGTCAACGCATTCAACTGGCGGCAGTACACCGATGAGGAAAGAGCCAAGCGGGGTGAGACACGCAACGAGAACGAAACGTCCCGCAAGCGCAGCATTGCATCGACCAAGGCCATCGAGCGAGAGCAGGTGGACAACCCACACTACGGCACTGTCGGCATGACCAAGAAGACAGCGGAGTTGATCGCACTCAAGCCCAAGACGTTCACGATCTACAGCCCAGTACGCAAGGGGGAAAGCAAATGAAAACAGTATTTGAGTTGATCGAGGCCAACGGCCTGACGCTGCACGGGGACATTGAACACTTTGCCGAGCTTGTCCGTGCTGATGAGCGCCGCCGCATCACCAATCTGATGCTGTACATGCACAACAAAGCCTCGCCATACCACAACTACTACAAGCACGCCGCTGTAGAAATCAACCGCAAAGCCGGAGAAGGAGAGAAGATATGAACAACATGACTGTCATCTCGCTGCCAGCCAGCGTTAACTACACAGCCGAGCAAGCGCTGAACTCAGCCCTAATGAAGGAGCTTACTGATGTGCTGGTGCTTGGCTACGACTCCGCAGGCGTGCTCATTGTCAGGTCGTCAAAGATGACCCGCGCCGAGGGCTTGTTCATGACCAAGAAAGCCGAGCAGTGGGTTATGGAAGGAGGCTTGGAATGAACAAGAAACTGCACCTGATAACTGAGTTCTGGCCCCGCAAGTGGCCCTGCTTTGCCGTGGGGTTCATAGCCAGTGGCAATGAGTTTGTGTTGCACCTTTGGCTAGTGTGTTTCCGTGTTCGGTGGGGGTATTGATATGACTAAAGACGAAGCACTGAAGCTGGCGCTTGAGGCGCTGGAGTCAATCGAATGGCACGGGGCCGGGTCTTGCTGGGTGCTGGACGACGAGAAAGTGGAGAGCGCCGAAGCCGCCCTGCGCGAAGCTGTGGCACAGCCAGAGGAGCGCAACTTCTGCCCCCGCTGCGGCAAGCGCACTGCTGACCCGACCACGATTCACACATGCACACCACCGAAAGAAAACAAATGAGCAACATCAAAGAGATCAAGCGGGAACCACGCAACCACGAGGTGCTGAAGTTGTTGGCTGCTGTCACTGAGCAAGTCATCGAGTCGGGCAACGCAAGCGAGGTGTTCATGCTGGTGAAGATCGACGGGGACTACCACCGGTTCTCGTCCGGCATCACTGACTTAATGCAACTTGTTGCCACGCTGGAGCTTGCCAAGTACGACGCCTTGCAACGCATGTCGGCGTGATGTACACTGGCTTTTCCAATTAACAGTACACCGCAGGGATACCCCCTGTGGCTATGACCTATGCGCCTTGCTCATTCCTACTCGTCCATCACCTTGTACGAGAACTGCCCGTTGCGGTACTACCGCCAACGAATCCTTAAAGACGTGGTGGACGGCGGGGGCGAAGCCAGCAAGCACGGTGAACGGGTACATGCGTTCCTTGAGAACCGGCTCAAGGGCACAGACCTACCACAGGAGATCATCAACTACGAACCGCTGTGCAAATCGGTCGAGCGCATCGCCAGCAACGGTGAGTTGCACATCGAGAAGGAGTTGGTTCTCAACGACAACCTTACACCAACAGGTTGGTGGGATGCGGACGCATGGCTGCGAAGTAAACTTGACGTGCTTGTAATCACAGGCAACGAAGCAGTGGTCATGGATTGGAAGACGGGCAAGCGCAAGGTGGACTTTTTCCAGATGCAAATCTTTGCGGCACAGGTGTTTAAGCACTACCCGCAGGTGCAGCGGGTGAAGACCAGTCTGGTCTGGCTCAAGACGATGGAGATGGACACCGAGGTGTACAACCGAGAGGATGTCAACACTGTGTGGGCCGAGATTATGAAGCGCATCCAGCGTATCCACACCTCACTGGAGCATGACAACTGGCCCGCGAAACCCAGCGGGCTGTGCCGGTTCTGTCCAGCCCGACATGACTGTGACTTTGCTAGGGTTTAACCTGATTAAATACTTGACACAAGCGTAAAGGTAGGTGATACAATGAGTGCATTGACCCCCGAGGGTAAGGTTAAAGCCAAGGTAGTGAAGCTACTCAAGGCGATGAACATCTGGTACTTTTTCCCAGCGAACAACGGGTTCGGCAAGTCAGGGATACCAGACATCATTGCCATCGTGAGCGGGGAGTTTGTTGGGATTGAGGTCAAGTCTGCCACTGGCAAGCCGACCGAGCTACAGAAAATCTGTGGTCGAGAGATCAAGGAAGCCGGTGGTACGTGGGTGGTGGTATCTGACGACATTACATTGATGGCGCTTGAGGCGATCATCGAGAACAGAAGGTAACGACATGCTGGTAGTTGAGAAGTCAAGGGCGATTGCGCTGAAGTTGAACAACCCCAACAGGGTACTCGACAGCATCCCCACGGCCAAGACAATCGAAGTGCAGGGGGTGACACTGGTCATCACGCCACATCAGCTTGATGAAGTCAAGGTGCTGCGCAATCTGGGTATCGAAGCCCCGTCCCCTATCCTGCACTATTACCCGTGGCCGGGCCAGTACGTACCTTACGATCACCAGAAGCAGACGGCAGCGTTCCTGACCTTGCAGCATCGGGCACTGGTACTCAACGAGATCGGTACTGGCAAGACACAGAGCGCACTGTGGGCAGCGGACTACTTGCTCAAGACCAAGAAGATCAAGCGTGTCCTGATACTGTCGCCACTGTCCACACTGGAGCGGGTCTGGGGTGACGCCTTGTTCACTGGCTTTCCACACCACAAGTTCGTGGTGATGCACGGCACGGCAGAGAAGCGGCTGAAGTTACTCAAGCATGACGTACAGTTTTATATCGTCAACCATGACGGGTTCCCCATCATCAAGGAGCAGTGCCACGGCATGTTCGACCTGATCATCGTGGACGAGGCAGCAGTGCTGCGCAACCCATCGACGCAACGGTTCAAGATATTCCGCAAGTGGGCAGACAATAACCCATCAGCACGATTGTGGTTGATGACCGGAACACCTACGCCTAACGACCCGACAGACGCATGGGCTTTGTCCAAGCTGATCAACAGCCCGTTCTGCACCAAGACGTATACCGCGTTCCGTGAACAGGTGATGATGAAGATAGGCCAGTGGAAGTTCGTGCCACGTCCGGAGTCAACGGAGATTGTTAAGCACATCCTCCAGCCATCGGTGCGGTACACACGGGACGAGTGCTTTGACTTGCCAGAGACCATCGTGCAGACAAGGCAGGTGGCCCTGACCCCAGAGCAGAAGAAGCATTACGAGCAGATGCTCAAACATTTCGTGACCGAGATGACACAGGAGCGCGTGTCCGGTGGAACCATCACGGCAGTCAACGAGGCAGTCAAGGTTCAGAAGTTAGTGCAGATCGCTTGCGGCGTGGCGTATGGCGATGACGGTCAGAACATCCTGATCGACTGTTCCCCACGAATTAACTTAGTCAAGGAGATCATCGAAGAAGCAGGAGAGAAAGTAATTCTGTTCGTCCCACTGACAGGGACACTCCACATGTTGGAGAAAGAACTGAGCAAGCACTGGTCTGTTGGCGTTGTCAACGGTGCGGTGTCTGCGGCAGAGCGCAACAGGATATTCCAAGGGTTCCAGCACGAGCGTGACCCACATGTATTGATCGCCCACCCCGGCACGATGGCACACGGTCTGACACTGACCTCAGCCTCAACGATTATCTGGTACGGGCCGATCAACAGCAACGAAGTCTACGTGCAAGCCAATGGTCGTATCGAGCGCATCGGCAAACGCAACGTGTCCAACGTCATCCACATCGAGGCGACAGACCTTGAGCACAAGATGTACGAGCGGCTGCGTACAAAGCAGAAGCTGCAAGGCTTGCTGCTGGACATGATTAGTGAACTTACAAATAAGAGGTGATGACATGAGTGAATATGCAGAGGAGATTGCGTCCCACGCCAGAGCAAGGATGGACGTACCTAACGTGGACGATGTGATCGGCACGTACATGAAGCTACGTAGGCAGAAGGAAGCCATCGAAGCAGAGATCAAAGACAAGGTGTCCACGATTGAGGCCAAGATGACCAAGCTCGAAGCGTGGATTAAAGCTCAGGCCGACCAGCTTGGAGTGTCCAGCTTCAAGACAGCGCACGGTACAGCGTTCCTGACAACCACCGACTTTGCGAACGTGGCTGACTGGGATGCAGTGCTGACGTTCATCCGTGAGAACGATGCGTTCGACATGCTGGAAAAGCGTGTGAGCAAAACAGCCGTGCGTGGATACATCGACCTGACCAAGGCCGTCCCGCCCGGTATTACATACGGCACTAAGTTGAGCGTTAGTGTCCGCAAACCAACAGTCAAAGCTGAGGACTAGACCATGATTAAAAACTGGCTCCGCAAAACACTGCGGAATATATTGAATGATGACGTGGCAGCACGTGAGTACGCCATCGAGGCGGGTCGCGCCAACAAGATACAAGACATGCTGGGTAGCAGCGGCGCTGCACTGGTGGCGTTCAAGATCGACAACGGTTACCTCGTGCGTACTATGAACCAAGAATCCATCCTCCACGGTGAGCGTATGGGTGGGTTCACCTACTGCGCTGACCGCCAAGCAATCGCTGACCACATCGTGGTCGCTGCTGCCAAAGAGAAGCTGGGCATTGAGCCAGCATGGGGAGGTTCCATCTCCGGCCAGTACACCACCGCTATCGGTAAAGGTGGCACAGGTCATACCGTAGTCAGCGGTCGCAACACATCACAACTTTTCGTCAACCAAGGAGTCTCAAAATGAGCAACATCGCCCTCGTGAATCTTACCGTCCCCGCCCACCTCGCATCCCGTGTTGGTGTTCCATCTGCGCTGTCCCAGTCCATGACTGGTGGCCTGTCCACAAGTGAGTCGTTCCCACGCATCAGCATCAAGGGTTCGCGCTTTCGCATCGTCGAGGGTGACACCGAGACTGTGCTGGAATCCACGACCCTCGACGTGGTAGTTGTTGGTGCGAACCCCCGCCTGTCCAAGTCATGGTACGCCAAGGCATGGACGAAAGACGCCGAGCCACAAGCCCCTGATTGCCAGTCGCTGGACGGTGTGTCCCCTGACGCATCAGCTACCGACCCGCAGAACGACCTGTGCGCAAGCTGCCCACAAAACGCATGGGGTTCCAAAGTGACTGACAATGGTCAGCAGATCAAAGCCTGTGCTGACACCAAGCGTCTGGCTGTGGTCTCTGCCGATGACCCGTCTGGCCCGATCTACCTGCTGTCCGTTACTCCGGCTGCACTCAAGGGCTTGAACCAGTACCAGAAAGAGTTGTCCGTCCGTGGTATCCCGCCAGAGATTATCAAGACCCGTGTGTCGTTTGACACTGATGCTTCGTTCCCCAAGCTGAAGTTTTCCTTCCACGGATTCCTTGAGCCTGAGACTCAGGAAGTTGTTGATACACTGTTCGGTACACCAGCCGTGCGTGAGATCACTGGTGAGAATTCAAAAGCCGTGGCCGTGCCCCAGATTGCACGTGCTGCTGCACCAGTTGTGCCGAAACCCGCTGTCAAAGCAGTGGCTCCCGTTGAGGAACCTGCACCTGCCCCTGCACCCGCACCGGCTGCTGCTCCAAAGCGTGGTTTCGGCGCTCCCGCCAAGGCAACACCGGCCCCAGCAACCCCTGCTGCCAAGCCTGTGCAAGCCAAGGCTGCTCCTGTACAGGTAGCAGACGCGCAGTCGTCGCTGTCACTGGCTGACGAGATCGCTGCACTGGTCGGAGAGGTGGCCGCAGATGACGCCTAAACCGACACTGGAATTTTCCAAGGTCGAGGCGCTCCGCAAGCACATGCTCCTCACGACTCAGGATATGTCCGAGTTGCTAGGAGTGTCCCGAATGACTTATTATGGCTGGGTGAAGGGCAAACCCCTTCGCAAATCCAACGATGAGGCAGTACGGACAATGTTGCGGCGCTTGCTGACGGTCATCAAGAACCACCAGTGGCCTCCACCAGAGGTGATTGCCGCAGACCAGAAGCAGCGCAAGGAGCGGCTCGTAGCCGTACTTGATTTAGATAAATGAGGTAGCAGGGGGAGCAATCCCCCTGTTCCAGCAGGGGCACAATGAACACGTTGAACTTTCTTCAGCGGGTTCTACCGTCGGAAGGTTTCTTTGTCACAACCGTCATCAATGCAGACGGTAACAGGCAGGGATTCTTTTCCTCAGTAGACGATCTCGCAAAGGCAGTGCTGGGCTTAGACCAGCGCGGCAACAACACATACTTCGCCATCTCCGCATTCACGGAAAAGGGAAGTCGCAAACAAGAGAACGTCCGAGCCACCAAGGTGATTGCGCTGGACGTTGACTGCGGTGAGAACAAACCCTTCCCCACGTGGCGTGAAGGACTGGCCGCAACAGGTAGGTTTGTCCAGCAGATGGGACTGCCCAAGCCTATGATCATTCACTCCGGCAACGGGCTGCATGTGTACTGGGTGCTGTCCGAGGAGCTTGAGCCAGCCCGATGGAAGCCACTGGCTGAGGCAATGAAAGCTGCTGCCAAGGACAAGGGTTTCGAGATTGACCCAGCCGTACCCGCCGACAGTGCGCGGGTGCTTCGCCCTGTGGGTACAAAGAATCCAAAGAGCGGCACGGAGGTGCGGCTTCTCATCGACGCACCCACTGCATTGGTCGGGCAGATCGCTGCTTGTCTGGCTGCGTACACGGTAGCTCGCCCGGTGAGCCTCCCACGTTTAACATCCAACAGTCCGTTGGCACAAGCGTTGCAGGTTCAGGCGGAGCTACCTCCAGCAGTCGCAGCCGTGGTTGCCATGAAGTGCCAGCAGATCGGCTGGGCTATCAAGAACCAGACCGAGGTGGCCGAGCCCCTGTGGTACAACCTGATCGGAGTGGCTGCGTACTGCCAAGACCCCGACGAGGTAGCCATATCGTGGAGCGAGAACCACCCCGGCTTCAACGCCACAGAGACACTGCGCAAGGTACACCACTGGAAGATGTCCACCACTGGCCCGACCACGTGTACCAAGTTCGAGGTGGACAGACCCGGTGGCTGTAAGGGCTGCAAGTTCAAAGACAAGATCGGTTCCCCAGCACGACTGGGTGTGCAGTACCAAGAGGTGGCTGCTGCCACTGAGGCTCCCGCATCGACAGCACTGGATGTGCCACTGCCGCGCCCGTTCAAACGCACCTCAGATGGTATCAAGATGACCATCGACGAGACCGACATCGACGTGTGCAAGTTCGACATCTACCCCGTGAGCTACGGCAAGGATGAGGGGCTGGGCTACGAGACTGTGCGCTACAACTGGAACCGGCCACACGTGGGCTGGACTGAGTTGGCAATGCGGCAAGCCTATCTCACGGATGGGCACAGGGAGTTTGCGACCAACATCGCTGACCAAGGTATCGTGCTCAACGGCAAATCACAGACAGGACACTTCCAACTTATGCTTCGATCTTATATGGACGAGTTGCGCCAGAAACGCGCAATGACCAACATGTACAGCACGATGGGGTGGAAAGAAAACTTCTCCCAGTTCGTGCTTGGCGACACAATCCTGCGGCGCAATGCTGACGGCACGGTTTCTGAGGAGACCATCGCACTAGCGGCTGGGTCACAGCGACTGGGCACTGAACTCTACGGTCGCGCTGGGTCGATGTCAGCATGGGTGGACTTCACCTCCTTGCTTGAGAAAGCTGGAATGCCAGCGCACATGTTCACCCTGCTGGTTGGACTGTCTGCTCCGCTCTACGCATTCACTGGCTTGAAGGGGCTGACCATCTCGCTGTACGGCCCGACAGGCGGCGGCAAGACACTGGCCCAATTCTGGGTGCAGTCGATCTATGGTAACCCTGCTGAGTTGCACTTCACTGCCAAGTTCACACAGAACAGTTTGTTTGGACGGATGGGTCTGTACGCACACATGCCAATGACCATCGACGAGACAACGATGATGGACAACAAGGAGGTCGGTGACTTCGCGTACTGGGTCAGCCAAGGACGCAACAAGACCCGACTCAATCGCAACGCTGAGGAACGCGCCTCGACGACATGGGCAATGCCCGTTATCGTATCCACCAACAAGTCTATGAATGCCAAGCTGATTGCGTCCGGGCTAGACACCGATGCGCAGATGGCCCGTATCCTTGAGGTGAGCGTCCCCGTCCACCAGATGTTCACCAAGGACAGCACCGCTGGCCGCATGATTTATGAGTTTGTCAGCACCAACTACGGACATGTGGGCCACGAGTTTGTACGGCGGCTGCTGGAGCTTGGAGCCGACGGTATCCGTGCATCAATTGCTGAGGCAACTGCGCAGTTCGCCACCCGATACAAGTGCAAGTTCGCGGGTAGTGAGCGGTACTACGAGCAGTCCATCATCCTCGCTGAATGGGCAGGGCGGCTGGCAAAAGAGTGGGGCTTGATCGCCTTCGACCACACCCCTGCAATCGAGTGGGCACTGGCACAGATGGGTGCGATACGCCGGACGGTGGCCGAGAACAAGACCGACTCGTTCGACCTGTTGACTGAGTACTTGAACGACACCGCAGACGCTACGCTGACAGCCATGCAGACAGGGGTACAGAAACCCACCATCGACTTCAGCCGTGTACCACGGGGCGAGTTGCGTGTGAGGTTCGACATGTACCGCAAGACATCCAGCGACCTGTTCACACATGGTACGGTGCTGCTGGACAGGACACACTTTCGCAAGTGGCTGGCTACCCGTGGTGCAGACTACAAGACGTTCCTGTCTGAGATCGCTGCTGAGAATGCCATCGCCACGCCCAAGTCTGAGAAGGCTTACCTCGGTAAGGACTCACCCATCAAGCTGGGCCAGTCGTACGTCATCGGTGTGAACCTCACGCACCCTCGTTTGCAGGGCATCCTCAGTGACGCAGACCAAGCCGTTGAGGACTTGGCCTACGGCCAGCTTAAAGCTATCTGATCTCGTCGTCCAGTCCGTTGAGCCGCAGCAGTTCCAATGTCTCAGGCCGCATCTGTTTGGGTGCTGACTTGAGATAACGGGCTACTGTCGGACGGGATGCTTCGAGTGCAGCACGGTTGGCTGACTTACCGAACGAGGTGATCTCCAGCCCCGTACCCTTGGCAGCTTCGTTCCACTCGCGCACATCCTCAGCGATGCTAGCCATGCGGTCAGAGTCACCAGCCAGCTTGGCCTTGACATACGACTTGACGTACTCAGCCTTGATCGCCTTGTTGTACTCGGTCGCTTGCTTGGAGATACGCACGATGTCGTTCTGCTCCGTGGCAATGGCAGGGTAGAAGCCCAACAGACGGGCGACGACTGTGTGCAGCGGTGCTTCATTTGCCACAACTTGTCCACGCATGTTTGTTACCCGGCCATCGGTGAGGAAGGCGAAGCTGTCGCCGACCGAGCGGAACGCAGCAACCGGAGACTCACGCAGCACAGTGTTGAAGTCCGTGGTGTCGTCACGCAGACCTGTTACTTCCGCACCGTACTTGGTGAGAGAACCAGCCATGCCCACCAGCCCTGTGATACCACTGAACACTGGGCCAGCAAAGTCTGCGGCCTCACGAGCAGGGTCAGCACCAGCGCGGAACGCACCAGTCAGTGGAATCAGATCGCCCATACCCATGCGGGTGGAGATCGTCGCACCCGTCACCCGGTCAAGCGCACCACGCATCAGGTAGGGTGTAGCGCCGGGGGCTACAGCATCAATCCACTCGGATAGTGCTTTCTCCACGCTTGGCATCTTCAGCCCCAGCTTCTGCGCGATGGTGTCCACGATGTCAAAGATGTCCTCAGCAAACGGCAGACCCTTGAGACCGGATGTCAGCAGCAAGAAGCCAAGCATCATCAACTGCCCTTCCTTGGGCATGTTACGCAGCAACTGCACAGTCACGATCACGAACTGCTTGTACATGAAGATGTATTGCAGCACGTTGCCACGAGCCATCTCAGGGCGGTTGAACATGGCGTACTCACCCTGCGCGTAGTTGACTGCTTTACGGGCAGCTTCTGTGGCGTCAGTGATGGCCTGTGCTTCGTCCACACCTTGGGCAAGTGCGCGGTCTTTCTCTAGCCGGTACGCAGCCAGTGCCGTGACACGGCGGTTGACCGACTCGGTGTAGCTGAACATGGACATCCACAACTTAATGGCAGCTTGTGCCTTGTTGTTGAACACCTTGCCGCGTGCAGTACCCACGAGCGCGTTGAACTGGGATGCTTGCAGTGTGCCCTGCTCGGTCTGGTCAAACAAGAACTGCGCTTCGTCTTCCGTCAAGCCGTACTGCTCGTACGAACCATCACGCATCATCTCGTTGAGGAACGCATCCTCAGACAAGTTGGGGTTCTTCAAGTCCTTGGCAGCTTTCCAGAGCGCAGTGGCAGACTTGGCCTCACCGTAGCCACCGCCGAACCCGCGAGCCGAGTTGTAGTACGACAGGTATGGCAGGCTGTGTGTGACAAGCGATGCCAAGTTGATCACAGCCGTGGCGACAGAGCCACCCAACTGCATCAGCACCGTGGTAAGTTTGAGTGCAGAGCCAGCTTCGCCAGACAGCATGTCCTCGGTGGAGTCCGTGATGTTGGACGCTTCGCTGTACCAACGCA